ATGGTGAATGGGAAATAACTCAACTTTGGAATAATAAAGATTGGGAAGGTGATGATGACAATGAAGGTGATTATATTACTCATTGGATGCCGTTGACCGTTCCACCAACTTGCCGATAACGTTGAGCATAACTCTAGTTACGGATTAAATAAGCCGAAACATTCAGATTAAAAACCGTATCACTAATACAAAATCAATTATAAATTCAAGACCGAAACCGTAATTAGTGTTATGCATTGTTATGTGAGGTTATTTTAAATTAAGCGTATGGATTTATTTGGAAATGAAATATCAATAACCCAAACATTAGCGGATAAATACCTAATGTGTCCAACAACAGTATTAAATACTCGTGACCCGAAATGGAAGGAGTTAAAAAATAAATGGAATAAATTGGGTATTAAATCAGAAGTAGGAAGGGAAAATATAAAAAAAAATAACGCTAATGATTTTAGCCGAATGCAGAAATATTCTGAAAATAAAAAAGGCGTTACTTCATATATTTCTTTTAACGAAACTAATTCGACAACCTCTATATTTGACCCTGTAATTTGCGAAATAATATATAAATGGTTTGCGAAATGTAATGTGTTAGACCCTTTCGCAGGCGGTTCAGTTCGTGGAATTGTAGCAAACAAATTAGGGTTTAAATACACAGGAATAGAATTAAGGCAGGAACAAGTAGAAAGTAATCGTGAACAGGCATTAAATATATTAGAAGTAAATAACCAACCTCAATGGTATGTAGGAGATAGTGAAATTATATTGGACGAATTAATTCCTAAATACGATTTATTATTTAGTTGCCCGCCTTATATGGATTTAGAAATTTATTCAGATTTAGAAAATGATTTATCGAATATGAATGATGAAAATTTCACTACTAAATATGAAAGTATTATTAAAAAAAGTTGTGAGAAATTAATAAATGGAGGATATGCGGTATTCGTTGTAGGAGATTTGAGAGACAAGAAAGGTTATCTAAAAGATTTTACAGGAATAACAAAAGAAGCCTTTAAAAAATGCGGAATGAAGTTATATAACGAACTTATTTTAGTAACTCCTGTAGGAAGTAAAGCGATGACTTTGGAAGCGGGATTTAAAAAAGGTAAACTTGCAAGAGTTCATCAAAATATATACATATTCGTTAAGCCGTAATGTTGTGATAATCTCACATAACGTTTTCGGGCTTGGCGAAGTGGCTGAACCCGAAGCTCAATTTAAAAACTAAACTTTAAAATTAAAAACGAATGATTGATAGAATTACTGAACAGCCATTTTGCCAAACCGATGTTGTGTGCAGTACGGATTTAGAAGTAAACCGTATCTACAATGAAAGCAATTTGGAAACTATGAAGCGTATGCCTAACAATTACGTTGATTTAACAGTTACAAGCCCACCTTACGATGGGTTAAGGGATTACAATGGCTACTCGTTTCCGTTTGAAGAAATAGCAAAGGAATTATATAGAGTAACAAAGGAAGGTGGAGTGGTTGTTTGGGTTGTTGGAGATAGCACAATTAATGGAAGTGAAAGTTTGACATCATTTAAACAAGCTATTTACTTTGTTGAAAGCTGTGGTTTTAATTTACACGATACAATGATTTACCAAAAGAATAGTTATCCGTTTCCGCCTTCAAATAGATATTTTCCTGTGTTTGAATATATGTTTGTTTTTAGTAAAGGAATACCGAAAACAACAAACTTAAAAACTGTGCCTACTAAAAATGTTTGTGGTGCAAGAAATACAAGACAACAAGATGGGACTTTGGAAAAGATGCAATACGAAACTGGTAAGGACACAAGAATAAAAGAAAATGTTTGGATTTATGAATGTGGTTCGTCTAAAAGCACAACTGATACAATAGCTTTTAAACACCCTGCAATATTTCCTGAAAAACTTGCAGAAGACCATATAATAACTTGGAGCAATGAAAACGATATTGTTTATGACTGCTTTGGTGGAAGTGGAACAGTAGCAAAAATGGCTCACAAATGGAAACGTAATTGGATATTGTCAGAAATAAGTAGCGAATATGTCCAAATTGCTGAAAAACGAATTGCACCCTACTTGGCACAAACTTCATTGTTTTGATGTCTGGTAGTATTGCACACAACTCATCGCTAATACTCACAAATGTACGCACAAATGAAGCTAACTAACTCATATAGAATACGTTTATCGGATGATGATTTATTATTATTAAAGCAATTAAAATCACTAAGAATAAAACCTACAACATTTTTTCGAAATGCTTTCAGGGAAAAGATAGAACGTGAATTACCAAAATTGATTGAGTCCGAAAACAAACGTAAAGAAAAAATAAAATGTCCATTTTGAAGAAATGTAAAGCGTGTAGAATACTATTTGAGCCTATAAAATCTATTCAGCCGTATTATGAAAAAACATACTAAAATATATTTTGATTATTTCGGTTATTCGATTTCAGATGTTATATTGTGTGAGATATGCAATAAAGTGGCAGTAGATATACATCATATTAACGCACGTGGAATGGGTGGAAGTTCAAAAGATAGTATAGATAATTTACAAGCATTATGCAGAAATTGCCATATTGAATATGGAGATAAAAAACAACATAAACAATTTTTAAATGAAATACATCAAAGTAAACTTAAAGCCTTTATCGGTAAATAAAGCGTGGAAAGGAAAAAGAATTAAAACTACTGATTATAGTAAATTTGAAAAATCATGCTTATTAATACTACCAATTTATGAAATTCCAAAATGTGACTTAGAGTTATTTATACATTATGGTTTTAGCAGTAAAGGTTCTGATATAGATAACCCAAATAAAATGGTTATAGATATTTTGAGTAAAAAATATGGCTTCAATGATAATTTAATTTACAGACTAATTGTAACAAAAGAAATAGTTGCTAAAGGAAATGAGTTTTTTGAATTTAGTATAAAAGGACTTAAGTAAAGAACATTACATTGAGATAGCTAAAAAATATAAAGAACTTTGTAAAAAATAGAATATGGCAGTAAGTGAAGTTTATAATGAAGATTGCCTTCTTGGAATGGCACGTTATCCTGATAACCATTTTGATTTGGCAATAGTTGACCCGCCTTATGGATTGGGAATGCACAAAGCACAAGGGACAACCAAAGCAAAACCTAAAAAGTGGTGCGGTGGCGAGTGGGATAACGAAACGCCTACTACTGAATATTGGAACGAACTTTTTAGGGTATCAAAAAATCAAATTGTGTGGGGTGCAAATTACTTTATGGAAAATCTAAACAGCGGTAAAAAATGGATTGTTTGGGATAAAATGTTAGACCAAGACCAAAGTCATTTAGAATTAGCGTGGACTTCATTTGTAGGAGCTGAAAGAATGTATAGATATTCAAGAAGTAAACTGCAAGGATTTCAAAACCCAAACAGGTTTCATCCAACTGAAAAGCCGATTTCACTTTATGAATTTTTAATAAAGGAATTTGCAAAGCCAAACGATTTGATTTTGGATACTCATTTAGGTTCTGGAAGCAGTAGGATTGCAGCGTATAAAGGTGGGTTTAACTTTGTAGGATTTGAAATAGACCAAGAATATTATGAGAAACAAGAAAAGCGTTTTAATGAATTTAAAAGTCAGCTTAAATTATTTTAAAAAACACTTGCAAATATAGAATACTATTGCTATATTTGCGTAAGGGATTGGAACACCTAAAACTTCACACATGAGAGAAAATATATTAATAACATACTACCGTATCGGAAAATCAGCAGGCTGTGAAGTGCCGTTCCAACTGACAACCGATGCGGTTTTTATATTTTACTTTTATGTCAACTTATAGTGAAAAATTACGCCATCCTAAATGGCAAAAAAAACGATTAGAAATATTAAATCGTGACAACTTTACTTGTAAAATGTGTAATGATACTGAAACAGAATTACATATACATCATTTAGAATATAATGGAGACCCACATGAAGTAAGTATAGATAAATTACTAACAGTTTGTAAGCACTGTCACTTTATATTAGAAGACGCAAAAAAGCAAGATATAAATGTAATAAAAATCGAAGATGGTGGTTGGTATAAAATAGCAATGTCAAAAAATGGTATAGCATATTATTCATTAGATTATGGTGAGCCTATTCGTTTTTTAATATCATTTAGATATAATTCTGCTTCTTTAAAACATTTATATAAACTTTCAATAAAAAAATAATGGCAAAGAGATTTTCTGATTCTGAAAAATGGAAAAAGCCTTTTTTAAGGTCTTTACAAGCTCCTTATAAGCTGTTTTGGTTGTATATATTAGATGATTGTGACCATGCTGGAGTTTGGCAAGTTGATATGGAAATAGCTAATATTAAAATTGGTGAAAATCTAAATACTGAAACTGCATTAAAACAATTTGGAGATAAAATAACTGTATTCGATAGCGGTGAAAAATGGTTTATAAAAGACTTTATAGATTTTCAATATGGTGAATTAAATCCTAAAAACAGGGTGCATGAATCCGTACTTTCTATTTTAAAAAAGTATAATTTAATTTTAGAAATTAAGCACCTTACAAGCCCCTTACAAGGTGCTAAGGATAAAGATAAAGATAAAGACAAGGATAATTGTATTATTAGTAGTGAAAATTTTGAAAATTTTTTCTTTGTAAAAGATGAAAAAATAGAAGGCGGTTGTGTTGATTGGTTTTTGAAAAATCAAAGAAATATTTTTGAATCAGAATTAATGAAAAATCAAATATCAAAACATGAAAATAGTATAATTGCAGAATTAAATAAATTATTTCCTAATGGCAGTTTATTTAATGATTATTCTCATATAACAAATTCTATGAGAAAAAAAATAAAAGACATGAAACAAAGTTTTAACCCTACACTTGTACGCTAATGGATTACGCAGATTTTGGAATACAGATACCATACGGAAAACATTCAGGAGAAATTACAACACTTTGTCCTAAGTGTAGCCATACACGTAAAAAGTCAAAAGATAAGTGTTTAGGTGTAAATTTAGACAAGAAAGTTTGGCGGTGCAACCATTGTAATTGGAGTGGATTCTTAAAAAATGAAATACAAAAAGTGGAGTATAAAAAACCAATATGGACTAATAAAACTGAATTATCTACTAAGGTAGTTCAATGGTTTGAAACTCGCAGTATTTCACAGAATACACTTTTAAAGGCTAAAATTACAGATAGCATTGAATGGATGCCACAATCACAGAAAGATGAAAATGTAATTCAGTTTAATTATTTCCGTAATGATGAATTGATAAATATCAAATACAGGAATGCTAAAAAGCAATTTAAGCTATTCAAAGATGCTGAATTGATATTTTACAATTTGGATGGAATTTACAAAAATGAAACGTGTTTTATAGTTGAAGGTGAAATGGATGCGTTAAGTTTAATTGAAGCTGGAATAAATAACGTTGTTTCAGTTCCAAACGGTGCAACTATAACAACTAATAATTTGACATACTTAGATAATTGTTACGATTACTTTTTAGATAAAACAGAAATTATACTATGGCTCGATAATGATACGGCAGGGCGCAAACTAAAATACGACTTAGCGGAAAGGTTAGGATTTGAACGGTGTAAATTTATTGAGATAGAAGATTGCAAGGATGCAAACGAATATTTGATTAAATACGGTTTAAATGCGGTTATAACGGTACAATCAAAAGCACAATACTTTCCTTTAGAAGGTGTTTACACAATATCAGATGTTTCAAATGAAATTGATGATATGTACATTAACGGATTAGATAAAGGTGTATGTACTGAGATACCTAATTTTAATTTGAATATTGTAAAGGGATATTTAACTGTAATAACAGGTATTCCTTCACATGGTAAATCTGACTTTTTAGATTACATATGTTTGCAGTTAAGAATGAAACACAATTGGCGTGGTTGTTTTTATTCACCTGAAAATAGACCTACTCAATTGCATTTTTCTAAAATGGTGCGAAAGATAAGCGGAAAGCACTGGGATGGATTTAATAGAATATCAATTGAAGAGGTTAACGATATTAAGCAGTATTTAGATAAGTATGTTTGGTTTTTAAAGCCTGAAAAAGACTTTACACTTACTTCTATACTTAACCAAATTAAAGCCATAAAACAGCGTTATGGACTCGAATACTTTGTTATTGATGCGTGGAATAAAATAGAACACGCAGACGATAAGACAAGCTATATTGGTAAATGCTTAGATGAAATAGTTACCTTTTGCGAAATAAATAACGTTCATTGTTTTTTAGTAGCGCACCCTACAAAGATTAAAAAGAATATGAATACAGGAAAATATGAAGTTCCGACTTTGTATGACATAGCTGGTAGCGCAAACTTCTACAATAAAGCAGATAACGGAATTTGTGTTTATAGAGATTTTGAAGAGCAAAAAACATACGTACATATTCAGAAAATTAAGTTCGACCATTGGGGAACTGAAAGCTGTGCAGTATTTACTTATGACGTAAAAAGTAAACGATACCAAAGTGATACACCCGATTTAGGCAGTTGGTTAAACCCAAAAAGCCTATATAATGAAATGATAGAATATGTAAACGGCAAACCAAAAGAAGATTTAACAGAATTTGATATATTTTAAGCTATGAGTACTTTTGAAAAAATGAAAGCATTAAAAGAGTTATTAGGTGACAAGTATTACTATTACTTAGGCACTATGATAATGGATGGATTTGAAGTAAAAG